ATTTTCCTCATCAACGGCGTTCAGTTCAGGAAGGTCTTTCTTGAACTTCTTGTAGTAACCAGCGATTACGCGGTAAACACCCGCACGATCTGCATCAGGAATATCTACTCCACCCATAGAACCGTTCAAAACGGCCATAGCGGTAGACACACCTTTCCAAATTGCCTTTAGTTCACCATCTACGATATCTGCGAAACCTAGTTTGTATCCGCCCTGTAGATTCTTATCCGCAGGATCGACCCACAAAAATGCCTTACGGTACTTTGTGAAATCGATGTTACCCTCAGAATCAGAAGCCCAAGCCTTTACGCGCTTAAGTGCTCCGCCGCCATCCCACGAAGCGTTTAAATCTTCGTCAACGGGTAGGCTGGTTGATATCGCTTTGTTTTCAGTTACTTCTAGAATCTTTTCCTCAATACCTGCTGTATCGAGACCGTCTCGTTGAGAGCGTTCGAGCGAATTACGAACAATCTCATTAAATTGATTTATTTTAGCGTTGTAGTTATTAGGTACGACAACCTGCGACAAGCCAACTAACTCATGATCGCGATATACGGGATCTTGTGGGTCGGGCCAGCCCCCAAGGGTCTCAATAGAGAAACTGTTGGAGAATCCACCAACTAATAGGTCGTAAGCTAACCTAGCGTATGGGTTCGCATCGACTGCGTACTTTATACCTTGGATGTAAACGCGGTTTCCTACCTTAGTAAGTCCGTTTACTTTACCTATCAACCTATCGAGATCGTCTTCGTGATCTGCCGTTAGTTGCCCCTGATATTTAGAAACATCTAGGGTTTTAATGTCGTAGCGAGTGCCGCTTCTCATTTCTGAGTCGTCAGTAATTGTCAAACCTAAAGGAAACGATACTAGACCATCTCCGTTATCTACAAAACTACCGTTAGAAACAGAGATCTGTAATTGGTTTTTTAATTTTTCCAAGTCACACTTCTCTTTTATTTTTTTGTCTTAAAAGTATGGTATCGGTGCTTTTATATTTGTTATAGCCTCTGGATACTCTTAATTTTATTATACACTATTGGTTGTGCGAGTTTTGTTTTATAATAATATTATCTTCTATCAAATTTTCTTGACTTTAACGTAAGTGTCCACTACACCGTCTTGATCACAATTAAAATTAAACGAAAGCCTGCATTTACGACAGCGGGCTTCCCCTGATGAACAAGGGACTATGCGAACACATAATGAATTACAACGGTATAGTTTCCCATCGGTGCGAGACAATCTCTCAAACGGGCATCTTACTGGGAATAAGTTTTTTTCTTTATCTTCTTTGTCCATAATCGCTTTCGGATTTAGATTATTTTCTTATTTTTCTAGTTCCATAATTTCCTCCATAAAAAGCCCAACGGAATATGACCGCTGGGCTCTGGTCTCTAGGACTCTGTGGCCTCTTGTAGCTTTAGCTTTATTATCCGACGATCAGCGCCGTTCGTCAACATTTCTTGCGAATAGATACGGATTTGATTCATCTTTTTACACCGGGGACAAACAATATCTAGCTCGGCGGTTTTAGCATCGAAGAAACGCTTAGAACAGAAGTTACACTTGATTGGCTTCAATATCTTCTCTCGGATTTCGGTTTATTTATTTTAGACGGTCATGTAAGTCCCGAATCAACTTATGGTTTGCGTGTCAACAACTACCTCTGGAAGAATAACTTCCGGCTCTGGGTCTACGGGCGCATCGGCTACTGGAATTATCGTCGGGTCTACGACGGTAGAAGCGCCAATAAGCGATGAAACGTCACTTGGAGCCGTACCAACGGTTGGAGTGACCGCCTGTAGCCCCTGAACGTATGCTACGTCGTATTGGGTCAACGCTAACACCAAGTTTTCCTTAGTGTCGAGCGGTAAATTAGCGATCACCTGATCTTTATTATCGACCGAAAACGCGACGGTTACGTTGCCAGTTGTCTCATCGATGTTCTTAATGGTAAAAGTGTCCATGTTTGTCTCCTTATGCTATCTGAATGCGACCGTAATGTCGGGGGCTACGGTTCCAGTTGTCACGAGAGTTATACCCGTGCTACAGGCCACATCATACTCGAACGTACCGCCCATATTCAATGAGTCTATAACCCCGATAACTGCGCCGGAACCGGCCGTGTTATTGTAGATCGTGATGGTTGAAGCCACGGTGCCTTTAGAGTTGACCGTGATTGACTTCAAGAAACCGGCAGACGCTTTAACCGTAGTAGTTACGGCCGTGTTGATGTAGGCGAACGACATAGTTTGCTCGACCATGAGCGAGCGGTTTTTAGTCATGCGTAATAGTGCTGCCGTATCTTCACTAACGGCAGTCGTTGAAGCATCATCAAGTTCAGCATAAAGGCCGACACCGAGAGGTTTAGATTTGTCTGAGGCACCGATACCTAAGCTATCAGCGTGTTTCATCGGGGCGGCAATATACTTATTATCTCCGGCGTCCACACCGCATAGACCGACAGCTAACATACGGGAGGCACTTAAGGAGTTGCTAACAGCATTTTGCATATTGCTAGCGGCAGTAAACACGGGTGAAGCAGCCGACGGGTCACTTAACGCCAGTGGCACGGCGTTAATACTCGCCCCCGCGGTAAGAGCCGTGACGGGGGCCGAGAACATACTGGGAATCGGATCGGCGGTCGCCAAGAAATAACCCGTAGCGGTTCCACTCGAATAAGCCGTAAGTCTTGCCCTGAAATAACGGAACGGACAAGAACCACCCCATGTAGCCGTACCGGTTCCAGTAGCGCCTAAATTAGAGGTGGAAGATTTAGTGCCTTGACCGGCGGTACCACCGTTGGCGACGATGTTATGTAATTCAACCGCTTGCCAACTAGAGTTGTCATTACAACCTTGGAAACTAAGCGTAGCGTTAGTCGCGCCAGCCGTGAGTTGGAGTGTTATTGTCTGTAACCCGCCAAGATCGGTACTCGGTACCACATCGGCGTTCAAGGCCGAAGCTGAAGCGTTGGAAGTAAGGACCGCACCCTTCTGGATGCCCGGATCTACCGCTGGGTTATCTTGGATAGCCGGTAAGTAGAAAATCGCCAACTTATCCGTGTTCGCCATAGCCGACGTGTCATATGACAGCGTAAGTATGTTAGTGCCGACCGTACCACCAAGGGTAGCAGTCGGCTGTGAGAAGTCGAATATCGTTATACCGCGAGTTACGTTCACAATTAGGGCGATTCGAGCCAGTTCGACTGTCGTCAGGTCAGTAAATGTTACCGTCTTAGCGGTTTTGTCGAACGTATAGTTTTTTATGCGATTTGCCATTTTGTTAGCCTCCTAAGGTCTTAGCGGTTTTGTCGAACGTATAGTTTTTTATGCGATTTGCCATTTTGTTAGCCTCCTAAAGCTATTACTAAACCTACGCCTACACCAGCAGCCCCAGCCGGCGCGGCTGGCATAGCGTGTTTGTGGTCACGTCTGGCGGCGACCGTAGCTGTTCCCACTGCGGCGGCGTCACCAAAGGCTTGAGTTGTCGGAGCGGTAGCGTCAAAGGCTAGGATAGTGTCATCACGACGCAAGAAGTTAGGCGACGTTCCTGCGGTGTTAGTCGTGCCGAGAGTAATAGCAGGAGTACCGCCTGTTTGATCGCCAGTATTCGTCCCAGAGTTTGTACCTGTAATATCAGATGTCATGGCGAAAGTACCATCTTTGGCCGGAAGAGTAGCTGTATAATTTGTGGCCGAGGCATTCGCTGTCGATATTGTAGTTACGCCGGTACTTGTGCCTTTAGTAGCAATCTTGTCCTTGTCAAAGGTTTTAAGGCCAGTAACAGACTGAGGTGAAGCTAGTACCATGTCGCCCAACCCAGTCGGTGCGCCCCAGGTTAAGTCATCTTTTAAGTACAACCCAGAGGCAGTAGGTAACTTCGGGAAGAAACCGTGCTTTGACGTTGAAACGTTATTGGTAGTTATGTCGGTAGTTGAGATAGTCGCATCGGATAGCGTCTGGTCTCCTGTATTGGAGCCCGAAAGCGTGGTGATACCGAGCGCGCTCTTAATTGTGGTGGCTGTTTCATTACCAGTGTTTGTGCCTGTGATAGCGTCGAGTTTAGTGCGGTCTGCACCAGCTGCAAGAGTTACAGCGGTGTCAGCCGCACCTGCGGTATCGGCTTTGGCGTGGAGATCAAGCTTGCTTGTTACCAGCCCTGAATATTGCGTGTTGGTAGCGTTGTCACCAGTATTAGAACCAGATACACTAGCTCCTGTCGCGATGTTACTCGCCACAAAAGCGTCATCAGTTTTAAGCACGTCAGCGGAAGAGCGGTATAGTGTGGTGTCGGCTACGCTCGTGCCGTCGCCCCATGACATCTTACCATCAGGACGGAATAGAAAGCGGAGCTGAGGATCGCCTGTAACAAAAGTGGTAAAGGATAGATCGGTAGCTGCTGCACCTTCAACGCGGAGTCCCTGGAGCGCACCGTCGGCTTTGCCCATGAAAGAAGCCGTGCCTTCGTTGGTGACGTTTGCTCCCACACCGGTGCTAGTGGTAAGTTTGTGTGTGCCAAGAGCGAGATCACCAGTAGCTCCAGAATAGGGAACTTTACCTGATATATCGGTCTGCGGAATCGTGACAGTGGCAGCATGGCCGACGTTAGTAGCCGTGACTCCCGCGCCTACAAAGTCAATAGAAGTGACGGCAGTATCTTTACTCGTACCCTCGTCTTTAACTTCAAGTGCCGAGCCACCACCTGTTACGGTTAGATCGCCAGCACCGAGTAATGAAGCACCGTTAACCGTCTTAATGTTGGTACTCGATACCAAAGTGGGTTGTTTACCGTTAAACGTGTTCCAGTTGGCCGAAGTCAGATAACCGTCAGCACCAGTAGTAGCCGCGCCGAGTTTGGTTTTGATTGTTGATTGAGTCTCGTCGCCCGTGTTGGTGTTTGATTGATTGCCGATAGTTGTCAGGTTGGCGTCGGTAACATATCTTTTATTTGTAGAGTCGGCGATATCTGCTGTAGTAGCGTCTGATCCACCCGTGACCAAACCTTTAGCGTCGTAGGTGAGTTTAGTTTTAGTCGCCCCAGAGATCGCCCCATTTGGCACGACACCGACGTTCGCGCCTGCGGAGATACCTGCAAGCTTAGTCTTTTCTGTAGCGGTGTAGTTTTTGTTGGTTGTACCGTCTTTCATCTTGTCTTGACTGAAAGCATCGCCAACGACACCCGTCGGGTCGTAAGTCGCGGAAATCATATCACCAGCGCCTGCTGAACCCCAGCTCATGTCGTAATCAGTGTTTGAGACTTTCGACAGAATCTGGCCAGTAGTACCGCCGCTAGGCATACCTATACCTTGCGGTCCTTGTATGCCTGGAATACCTTGTATGCCTGGCTCACCCGGAGCGCCCGGCTCACCTGGGCCACCTGGCTCACCTGGCTTACCTGGAGCACCCGGCTTACCAACATGGCGGAGGTGAATATCATGTTTGTTCAAGCGGAGACGAACGGCATATTTACTCACTAAGAGATCTCCATTAGATCAAGTGATTCGCTAACCACAAATTCGGGGAAATCATCTTCATCACAACCAGCGGGAGCTGGGTATTTTTCTATTCTGCCCTCACTATCTACTACATTGATTTGGTAATAATAAGCACCAAGAGGTATCATAGTCTCAGTATTTGAAAACTCAAAAGTACCCTTACTGTCAGTCAAGGCAATAGATTTCGTAAGAACATATTCTTCAGTTGGTCTACCGATAAAAATATCGGCTGATACGGCAGAGACATCATCGGTTTCTAAGTATAGAGTAAGTGTTTCGCCGTAACGTACGTTTATTGAGTCCAAATTTTATCCTAGGAATTTTTGTTTTATAATAAATTAGTATCTACTAATAATTATACACTAACGGCTAGACACTCCGACGCCACATGTAACAAGTGATATATGGAGGAAGACAACCAAGAGTCGCCGAAGCCGTGTGGTAGTGGGTAGGCGGGCCATAGCTGGCGTGGGTGTTAACAAAATCAGAAGAATTCCCACCGTCATAATGCCCACCGTCAGTATTGAAGCTACCTGTAGTAGTTTTAGAACCACCGGTTTTTTCGACTGTATTAAATTCTGTTTGGCCTGTATCAACGCCAATCGGTGCCCTACCAGTGCCCCAAGCGACCCAAGTACCCTTATAGATAGCTTGAACTTTTGCCGCGGTATCAAGAGTAGTTGACATAATAACCTGTCCGATGTGACTCGGCATTAACGGTTCTTCTTTGCCGTAAACGAAACCATCGGTACCAATTCTAAATATTGATCTACCAGCGGAGATAGTGACGGTTTGGATGACAGTGTTTAGTTTATCGGTGACCTTAACCTGCACGGTGTAGGCGTGGTCGGATGAAGCAGAACCAGCAGCGGCGATCTGCGGTTGGCTCGTACCTGTAATTGCTCCAGTCCCAGTAGTTTGTGTAACCGCGAGATCCGCCCATTGACCATAAGCCCCGCCGTCCATTGAGACACGGTATTCTACGCGGTTAGCGGTGTAGGGCGAAACAGATGAGTATGTCGAGTTTTTGTCCACCGAAGAGATCGTAAGCGGAGAAATTGAGCCAGTGACGCCTAAAGTTATAACACCGTCAAAACCATTTACACGTACGACAGTAGCGTTAAGAATAGGGACTGCGTATGGCAAAATTGTCGCATTAGTCGTGGCGGTTTTATAGTTAGTGCGAGAATCAACAGCTTTTACGCTTAACGTCTGAAGACCAGTAACGTCGTTTATGACACCTATGTCTTTTGTGACCGTAGCAGAGCTAGAATATGTGGCGTTGCCCGAAAAACTACCTATGGTCACCGTGTAGTGATCCATATTAGCATTTTTATTCGGCGTGGCCTTATTGCCGGTTGTAACAGTTACTCTAGGAGTCGAGTATCCTTGAATTAGATATTGATCGTTACCAGTAATAGCAGCTGTCGTCGAGTTTATATCGGCGTAAGTAAATGCCGAAAAAGTCGGGTTAGCTTGACCTGTATTATTTTTAATCGAAAGCGTATAATCAAGAAATGACCACGAATCGCTACCACCGGATGTGTCATGTATCACATAACGTATGGCCGTAGAATTAACATTAGCCATCGCAGTACGAATAGAGGCGATATCAGTAGTGAAAGACGCGCCGTTGCCAGAACCATAATTATAAACACGGTTTTTGCCAGCTATCCCGAGTGATGGGAAATCTAGATAAGTATCAACTGCTACTCCGGCAGGGTTGTTGTAGGTTGTGTAATACGTTGTAGCTTCATCATCAATGTCTCCAGTAGCGCCAGTGATATTTGCGTGCAACGGGATATTGTTTAAACTCCAAGACCCAGAACCGCTTGTGTTAATTGCATAGGTGTAAATACCACCCTGAGCCGATGCCCCGAATGATCTATTACCGGACGAATCAGTATAAAGAGTGTTGCTGTAGTCGCCAAAGACAGTAGCGCCACCACCCCAAAGATTAGTATCTCCCCACGAGTACCCAGCCCCATCAACGTTCATCGATCCGTTGTGGAATACGGAGTAGCTATAGGTTGAGCCACCGTAGCTTTTCAAGTGGTAGGAAATATTGTGATAGCCCACCGCCCCAGAGATACCAGAACCAGTCTCCCACCATTCGAAGATTAATCTAGGAGGTGATTGACCAGTATCAGAGGTTATGAAATTACCAGAAGTCTGACCCATTAATTATAATCTCCGGTAGACGCTATCCACTTCATACAAGTAGATATTAGTTCTGCGCCGTTGTCTGCTTCTACGGTTGTTTCATGCCCATAGTAAGACAAGCGAATCTCAGTATTTTCTGGTATCTCCGAAAAATTATCAGCTATTGATTTTTCAAGAATAGCAGGCGTAGCGTGGAATTTCTGGTCGTAACCCCAACCTTTTATATCACCATTTGGTAGAGTGAAACTTATTAAAAGACGTGATTTTGGTTTCATTATTTCGTTTCCTTAACTTACTGCGCCGACAAAGGCTAGACCTTGATTCGGCCCGGACGCTATTACTATTGAGCGTATTATCCCACCCACGCCATTGACACTCTTGCCGTATTCAATACCTTCAGCCACGGATACTTTTTGTGTTCTTGTTGTGTCTCTGTTAAGCCAGAAGACGGGTTGTGACGTTCCTGAGATATTCGAATAACCCTTGAATTCTATCGGCGTCATTACGGTATAGTCGCCACCCTGGTTAGCGCTGGAGGTTACTCGTATACCTTCTGTGGTCAAGGCTACTTGAGTGTTTAAGATTTCATCGTGGGACTGCACCCAAGGCGATATAGTCGCCCCTAAAAGAACTCGAAGATCGGTGATCTCAATTTTAGTCGTCGGGCTAGTGACTTCTACGGTAACGTTCCAAATGTTTTGACCGGGGATTATATTCTCCAAGACCAATTCTTGCCAAGCATAACCAACGGCGTTAAGGATATCGATATAATAAGTTGTAACCGAGTTCGTTAGCGTCACACGGGCAGAACCATCACCGGCTAACTTGTTAACGCGAAAACCCAAAGAATAAGCTTTAGTTGTGGCGACTGAGATGGGCTGTGTTTGGGTTATTTTCGCGGAACTACCAGCAAGAATTATGACGTAACCAGATGTAGCACCGACAGCCAGTGAACCAGCGCTCGAATCAGATGCAATAGCACCCGTGCCAGAATGAGTCCACGCGGTAAGAGTGGTATCTGGATTTTTCGCGCGTCCCACTGAGTTGATGATAAAGTTACCACCACCGGCAGATTGGATAGTAGTGACTACACCGTTTATTGTTTGGTATACATCAGTAAAGTTATTTTGAGTAGACGTTTCATAATCAAGTTGCTGAGAGACAATCGATTCAATATCTTGATTTTGTTTGTCTACTTTTATTTCAGTGTTATAAATAGTTTTTAAAATACCGCCAGCAGTTTGGTAATTAATCGTTTCTGCCGTGGGAATTGTAGAAACCAAAGACTCACTGATAGCGCCGTCTAATGTGAGGTGCACTTCGCTGAGGAAAGACCTAACGATAGTAGAACCTTGCTGATAGCTGATTACATCACCGACTTCATGCCAGCCTAGACCTATTGTTTTAGACGTAGACTTGTTCCAATAGACACCGAGCAAGCTATTGTACAAAGACGGAAGTAGAGTAACTCTATCGTTGTCTAATATCTGAACGTTGTTTATTTGGACTTCTTGAGTAGTCAAAGAGGCGAGAGATATCGTCCCACTACCAGAAGTAGTTATGTCTATTAAGTTAGTGCCAGCGATAGCGTCGGCGTAAGTAGCGGTAAGGGCAAATGTATTAGCACTGCCGTTGGTGAAAACGAAATAATTCGTACCAGCGGTTAGCGGAGCTGGCAAAGTGGCGGTTGAAGTCAAATGCACTAAAGTACCGTTTGGCATACCGCTACCAGTAATCGTGAATAAATTGGTTGTTGTGTTTATACTGGTTATTAGATTAGAAACTGAGACTTTATTGTTCAAAACAATATTGTCGTTCTGCGGAACCCTGCCTAAGATAACCGAAGTCACCGGGCCATATGCGTCTCCTACCTTTAACTCAATAAGAGTGTCAGAGTTTAATACCTCATTACTCGGAGAAAACTTTACGAAGTTAAGTGTAGTATCGGTTATTCTGGCTGTCGTACCAGTCGCGGCGGCTATTTCTTGTATAACTGTTTGAAGAGTAGCGTTTGAAATATCAGCGTATAGGTCTTCAGTGATCGTATAATTGTAATTCGGAAGAGTACTAAACCCGGTCATCAACGATACACCTAAAGCGCTGGAAACTTGCCCCGCAAGACTCTGAACAGTACATGGATACGCAAATCCTGTAGCGTATGGAGTGTTCGCCGCTTTCCACATCCAGTCATACATAGTTATGGTTGTAGAGTTAGTTTCGTAGTCAAAGGCCACGTTATCTACTAGGAAAAATCCGACTGAGATAGTATCGAACCCAGAGACAGACGGGTCGTTGTTGTAGATACCTAGTTTGATCTTAAATATCTGACCGATAGTCGCGCTGGCGTCAATAACATTAAGCTTGACAGTAGCCTTTTTCGTGACCGTACCCAAAAAAACACCAACCGAATCTATCGTGACAGATACTAGATTACCTGCAACACTATTCGCGTGGTACACAAGAGCACCGTCATAGAACCCATAAGGATCTTGTGTCTGTGAGACTACTTCTACTTTTGTTTGTTTTACTTGGGCAGAGGCCAAAGTTCCAAATGTATTGTCATGATAAACCATTTATTGACCACTCTCAGGCGGATTCGTATCAACGGGTTTTACGATGTTACGAACAGTCACATTTATTTTCTTTGATGAGTCTGTCGAGTTCTTCTTTTGAGATCGTTTCGAGAGTTTTTCCCGTTGCTTGGCTAAAAAATCGTCTAGTACCTTTTGTTCATCGGCTAATAGTTTGTAGTATTTATTTTTGGATAATTCCAGTAGTTGGCTGATCGTTTTCATTTTTTGTGTTTCCATTCGCGGTTTCTATTGTCTTGTTCACCATCAGACATATGTCTTCGGCTGGTAAATTATATGCCGCCGATAATCTTTGTAGGCAGGTATTTTTTATATTATATAATAATTGTTCGTTTATTTCTTTGTCTTCGAGGAATAACAACAGACCCAACATGCCCATAGTCTGCTGAAGGGCCGTGACTTCAACCTCGCTAGGGCTTTGCCCCTTGTCAGGTTGTTGCATCTTCATCGTACGCGCTGAAAGCGCTGATTATATTATGATGACCGCACTCAGGACATTGGATTTCCTTGAGTTTCTTTTCCGTTTTTTCTTCGATCTCTAGCGGATCAGGGGTCGGTTCTTCTTCGATTTTGAAGCTGAATATGGCGTCAAAGTTAGTCATCTGTTCCATCTCAAGTTCCGGTAATTCGAACGCAGCAAGGTATTCATCTAGGCCCTCGCGCGTTGCGGTCCCGTATTGTGAACTCAATACTAATAATCTGGCAGCAGCATCTTTTTCATCAGAGGCGTATATTTCAATATAGGGCACTTCAAAACCAGTATTCTCAAATTCGATGTTCTCTTTAGTGAGTACACGCATTCTTTGGTGAGAATCCATTATGTAGGGGGTACCACCATCGAACCAGACAAACACAGGCACAAAGAAGCCATTCTCCTTTATCGAAAGTAATAATTTCTGATAGTTATCCTTAGAGAGAAATTTCAGATTTTTCTGGAACGGTACTAAAGTGCGGTAATCAATTAATGGCAGATTAGAGGTATTTACTGTTTTCATTTAGTCGCTTTCAGACTTATTTTTGTTCTTCTTTAATTATAGCATTCCTTCTCAATGTTTGCTATACTATGCTTATGGTTAATGATTTAAAAACACCAAGACTATACGCATTAATGCACCAGGAAAACGGGGAGTGGAAAATAGCGCACAGAATAAAAAATTCATATTCTCTTTATAGCTCACCAATATCCCATAGCCCGCTGGTTTTTGATACGCTCAAAAAGGCGAGAAAAGCCCTTGAACCGACAGGGGTAGGAAACTACGTCCCAGAAGGAACCGTGATATTTGAACTTACGGGACAATTATGGACAGAGAAATAATTTACTATTACCAACGAGGCGTTGCTTCGTATTTGATCGCCAAAAAATATAAAATAAGCAACACTAAGGTGCGTTTGATATTAGAGAAAAACGGCATAAAGTTAAGATCACACGACGTGACCAACCAAACGTCCGCTGATAGGCGAACGCCTGAAGAAAATAGAGCGATTACACAAAAAGCTACTAAATCAAATATAGGTTCAACGCACACGAATCTTCATCGTACTAGGCTGGCTATCTCAAGACAAAAAAATCCCAAGATTGATCCTGTCTATGAAGAACCGCTAGTTAGGCTGTGCAAAGAACAAAGTATACCGGTTGTCCCGCAGAAAGCATTTTATAAGTTTAACGTTGATCTTTATCTAGTTAAGGAAAAAGTCGTGCTAGAGATATTCGGTGGCGGGTTTCACAATAAAGAAGATGCGGTACGGATGTTCCAGAGCAAGATGGATTATCTATCGTCTAATAATATACCCGTAGTTATAGTCTGGGCTGATAGGTTAATGTTTAACCCGCAGGCGGTGATTGAAGTCGCGATGCGGGCTAAAGAGAGACTGACTATTATTGACGGATCAGGTAGCCCGAGTATGAGGGGCTTGAGCGATATTATTATAACATAATTAGTCGGTATACGCAACGGCACGAAACATGGATATTCCCAGCCGTTATGTTCTCAAAGTTGAAATTCATCGTATCACCGTCTGCTTCGATAGAACTACCTAAGTCAGCGAAATTGCTTTTAAACGGAATCGGACTTGCGTGTGTCGCGGCGATCATAGCGCTACAGAACTGGCAGGGTGTTCCGGTCAACGAATAGAGCTCTTTGTACGCCTGAGTGACTTTACCGGCTCTAGTCAAGAATTGAAGATCAGCCTCGTACTGAGAGAGGTTAAAGATCCTCGCCGCGGCGTTGTTGGCTATGGCTTCAGCGCGACGTGCTTGGATTTTCTGGAATTCTAGAGCGAAAAGATTCTTAACTTCTTCGAGGTTAGACGTCACGCCTAAGATATTAGCTAAGGCGTTCTTAATATCGTTGTTAATCGTATTAATGTGCGACGTAGCTTCTTTTAGGGCGAATTGCTTTATAGTGCCCTTTATCTCTTCGGTTAGGGCTACGATAGGAAGCTCATCAGTAATGCCTAGATCTTCAGCAGTTTGTCTAACGCGGAACGAAGCGTAGATTGGGAACATCACAGTAAAATAGACCGCAAAGGGCAGAGTCAGAGAGTTGATAAATTGGTCTAGCTTATCGCTGGGCAAATCTGGCTTTAAGCCGGACGAAAGAGCGTCAAGATACCATTGAAAGATTTGGTTTTCAGCTGCTTCGGCTGAACTCTTAAGATCGGCAGTGTTTGATTCGATCTGTCCCATCTTATCGAAAGCGGCGTTTTTTATCACTTCGTAGACATCACCGCATTCATGTTCTATCTTTTGTTTGATAGCGACGGCTTGGTTGTGGTAACGCTTGTTTAATTTGCCCAGTATGGCTGTTTGGTTAGCGTCGGGCTTGAACTCGCCAAGTCTAATAAAAGTATCATCATCAACTACAGCGATTAAAGAATTACCTCTAGCCTCTACGCGTGAAACGTGCACCTTCTCTTGAGGTTGAGCGGCGGAGTAAATAAAACTGCTACTCTCAGAAAATGGTGTTACCTGATCGGCATATCCGTCTAGATATTGTAATACTGGCATCGGGTAGCCCTCGTATACACTCCAAAGTTTATTAGCTTTAGGCGCAGCGTTAGGCTTTTTAGCGGGCGGAACAGGTGGAACCTTCGGATCTTTAGCGGGTGGCATAGGATCTGGTGGCATCGTTGGATCCACTGGCGTAACAGGCGCGACCGGAGGTGTAGGTTTCTTCTTCGGTTTAGCCAAATCAGTAATACCAATTAAACCTTTAGCGTATTTAGTGGCACTATCAAAATCATACCCTTCAGTCATCAGCGAACCGAGCAACTTGAACTCAGCGTCGCGAACTTGGACGTCTACTAGTTCAGATTCACGGTCAGTCAAAAGCGGGTTGTCGAGGGCGATAGCGTAACCATTCTTCTTAAAGAGGTCTGGGTAGTAACGACGGTAATCTAAGTTAAGGGCGTCGATTATGTTCTCAACTTGGGGCATGACAGCATTTTCGGTAAAGTCATCTTTTTGCGTGCGAGAAACTTCACGACCAGCACCGGCTTCCTCAACACCCATACCGGACTTGGAAGTACCGGACACAGCAAGAAGAGCATCACGAGAGATAGAGTTAATCTTATCAAGGGCGGCTTTATCTAGGTCTGTTTGCATTGAAGTCCAGCCGACAGTGCCGGAACCATTACCGAATAAAGGCTCACCACGTCCGTGGTTCTTGACTCTTTCTACAAAGTTGTCGAACTGGTCATCTGGGAGTTCGATTGCGGTAGAAATAATACCGGGAGAATTGATGTTACCATTGATCGATTCGCGAGCGTAGTCGTTGGCTTGCTTTAGAGTAAACTGAGAATCGCGAGCGGCGTCTGCTAAGGAATAAGGTAATTCGTTATTGAACGGATTCAAGAGTTTGACCGGGATGATCATTTCCTTCGGTATGTCGCGAGACGCCGTAGCGTTACCTAAAACGCGTCTTTCGGTGTAACCACCCAGTGTGCCGGACTGATCGATAACAGGGCGCACGTTGTAGGGGTTTAAAAGTTTAAACGACTGTACGTTACCCACAGCACCGCTAGCCGTGACCGTACGGACTGCCATAAGGTAGAAAATACCCTCTAGGTCTAGATATGTGGAGATGTTGTACCAGAAGTCTCTTTCGGAGAAATCAGAAGATGATTTAATAAACTGTAAATAAGGGTGTTCTAGCTTGTCGCCCTTCTCGTTAGCCGAGTCCATTAAAGTTTTGTTGGCATTTGTGAATAAATAATTTTTGCCAATCGTTGCCGAACGGTTAGCTCTCTTGTTGATGACGGCGAACCCGTACCCAGTATAGAACGCTTCGTCAGTGATTTCAGGTTCAGACCACATAGACGGCATACTGCGACGTGAGCCGTACTTTAAAAAGGCGTTACCATCAACGCCACTATTTTTTTGTTTAGGCGTGCCACGGAAACTCTGGAACGCGTTTTTAAGTCTATTGGTGATTTCCAAGGTTTCCCTGTCGGAATTTGTCTGAATAAATTTATTTTTTAGGGTTTATTTAGTAAACCCCATTAATCACAAAAAGTGACTTTCTCATACGTTTATTATAACATAATACAGCGTGGTGGATAACCATTGCCGTTTTATCTTCGGCGAGGTATAATTAAATAATGAGATACATAGAATTATTTAGTGGCGTGGGAGGATTTAGGGTTGGGATTGAAAGAGCATTTTCTGTTCGGGATGGGCAGACCACGGTTGCCAGACCAGACTCATCTAAGCCGAGCGTGGAGCCAACCTCAAAGAGTTTACAGCCCAACGGGGCTATCCCCAGCGATACAGGCTCAGGAGAGCCAGGGCAGATATTATGTGTATTTGCCAACGAGTGGGACAAATACGCCGCCGGGACCTACCATTATAACTTCGGAGATAGACCAGATGAACGAGATATTGCAAAAATCCCAACCAGTGAAATCCCAGACCATGACCTTCTTGTCGGAGGATTCCCTTGCCAAACTTTCAGCGTTGCTGGAAAGCGAGCAGGGTTTGACGACACCAGAGGCACAATGTTCTTTGAAATCGCTCGGATTCTTGCCGACAAAAACCCCCAACATCTTTTACTCGAAAACGTCAAAGGTTTACTTACTCACGACGAGGGACGTACTTTCCAGACAATACTTGGGGTTCTTGCCGACCTCGGGTATAGAGTTGAATGGCAACTATTTAATAGCAAAGACTTCGGAGTTCCCCAAAACAGAGAACGTGTCTACATTATCGGACATCTTGGAGCCTGTTGTGGACACCAAGTATTTCCTATCACCAAAAGCAACGGAGAAACTTCTCTCGCTAATGGCAAAGTAAGTAACTCGTCAAAGAGAGAGTTTGGTTTTAAGAACATTGTTCCATGCTTGGCTGCTAGGGGCTACAAAGAACCTAAAATAGTTGACGGAGAATGGGGGGCTTATGAGGAAAACGAGTCCAGCCTGATTCGCCGCCTAACCCCTACCGAATGTGAACGACTCCGAGCCTTCCCTGACGGTTGGACTAAGTACCGCACAGATACCACGAGTCTTGTATTATACAATAGTCGTGGTAATATAGAAGTATGCAAGAAATCAAAAATTATCAGCACCCAAACTGTGCGGTCGAA